AGACATCCAAAAGTCTATGCCTCCGCACTCTCTAAGTCGGATGGCAATTCTTCGGCATTGTTGTCCGGGAGAAGTCCCAGTTTCTCTACCGAACCACGCAATAAAAAAACGCTTACCTCTGCGCACATTTCAGTGAATTCAGAGATTGGCATTATCATTAATACCTTTGCACTTTCTTTTAATGCTATGGCGGCAACTTCTGCCTGAAACCGTTTAGAAAATGTAACGTCTGGGGTCATATCGCCTTCACGGCGGACACGAAGTTCCGCCTTTGTGAAGTCAAACCCAGTTAAATTGTTTAAACCATCAATTAGTTTTTCGCGATCGTATGTAGCCATTATTTACCCAATGCCTCCCTTACGGATGCCAAGTAATCAACACCATTGATTACACAAACATAGTTAAATTTATCGATTTCGGTGCGAGTTTTACCACCAACAGTCATTTTGAAATATACAATTTCAAACTCTGTAGAGGTATCGGTTTTACTTGCTTGTTCGAATTTGCCAAGACCGATTTTCTTAGGCATCACTTTGGCATATACGCTAACTGCTTCCGGCACTAATTCACCCTTTGCAGAATCATATAATTGTTGTGCACCACGAATTTCGATATCATGTACCTTTTGACTAGCCAGGTCGGTCACATCTTTGTCAATGGTATTCCATTTAATGGACATATTCATTGCCTTAGTTTGCCCGAGTACACCCAAATCAACTTCGCCGGCAATACCGGCACCTTTGATGGTATCGCTGATAAATTCGATATCAGGTAAGGTTA